CAAGGCATTTACCAACTGGATTAGGTGTGCGTGCAAGGACTAAGTCTTTGCGATCTGGTAGGAAGATTACATCTTGTTCTGCGTCGTGGTATCTCACCAATGATAGGTAAGGACTGCCAGGTGTATAGGCGTTCTTTCCTACAATTACATCTGCATACTCTGGATACATTGATGCAATAGATGCTGCATCCATACCGACGATTTGAACCAAAGAAGTACAACGACCAAAGCGGTCAATCTCTGGGTAAGAACCAAATGGGTTAATCAAAGTAATAACTGGGTCTTGCTTATCGTAGTCAAGCTCTACGCGACCAATGAGCATACCGTAGGTGTTAAACCAATCAGCACCTGTATACATCTGGATCTGTAGTTGTGAATCGTTGACATAGTAGTTAGCGATACGACCACGAAGATCTGCAGCCTTACGTGCTGCATCACTTGTCATATTACTGGCAGAGCAGTTAAATGATGGAAGCGGTGCCATAGCTTCTGCTAGGTCACGCGCTGCCACGTCAATCATATTTGCAACTAGAGGCTTTGGATAATCCTCTGAGAACATAGAAGGGTATACCTTTGAGAGATCACCTTGACGTGCAGATAGAACCTCGCGCATACGCAAATCACGTCCTGCGTATCTAGTCTGCAGGCGTGCTGTCTTAGCAGAGATCTCTTTTATAGATAACAAAGTTATGTCCTTAAATTATTAAAGCGGGTCTGAAATTCCTGCGACCTTAGTAGGCCATACAATCTTTGACTCAGCAAGTGCTTGTGCCTTAGCGGCTACATACTTAGCATCTGATGATGGGTTGATCTGAGGTGTCATTACAGCACCCTTGTCAATGTAGTGTCCTTCGTCTTCGCCACTCTTGTAGCTTGGTGTAATTGCCATAGTTACTTACCCTTTTTCTTTGTAGATTCTTTTAATCTAGTTTTAGCTGCTGGCTTAGGCACCGCCTTCTTTGCTGCTGGTGTATTACCAATAGCTGCTGCTGCACGCTTTGCAGCAGTCTTTTTTGCTTGCATCTTTTCAATGTTAACCGCACGAGCTGCAGTTTTTTTACGATCTAATCGTATACGTGGTTCAAGAACCTTTGCAGCGGCGCGTTCTTCTGCCATAGTAAGTTTTACTCCCGCTGCTTTAGCATTACGATTGATAGTCTCGTATGTTGCAACACCAGTTTCTACACTACTGGCATTTCTAATTGCCTTACGTGCTCTGTCTGACAATCTTGCCATTATTTTTTACCCTTTTTCTTTTGAGACTCTTTAAATTTTGCAATAGTCTTCTTATCGTTGTAACCCTTAAGAATCACATCGGCATCTGAAGGCAACTTCTTGTTTTTGCTTGGAGGTGTCATACCTTTATCAAGAAAATCATTAAGACCTTTTGGCTTTGGTTTTTTTCCAACAACTTTAGGACCCTTTGGCTTATCTTTAATAATTTCATCTGGTTTAATTAAGCGAACATTAAATGGCTTTGTGTTTGAACCGTTTGATTTTTTCTTACCTGTTGGCTTAGCCATAGGTTTTTTCATATCTGCCATTACTGCTCCTTAGATAAAGTGACGTTCTTTCTCAGCTAGCATCTCATCTATATTGATGACTGCTCGCTTGCCCATCTCGTGGCGAGATAGGAAAGGGTTTTTCAAGTGGTGGCTTGCGTACTGACCGTTGTTGAGCATTTCACGTGCTCTGATCTCACAGAACCACAGAGCCATTACCATATCGGTCTTACCCTTAGTACTAGGTGACCAGGTGATTAACTGCTCGATTAAAGCCTTGATGTTCTCAGTTTGATCTGATGGCAGGTGCATTAGGTTATCTCTATGGTGTCTACCATCTGCTTGCTTAGTACCAAACAGAGTAGACATAGATGCCACACCAAAGCCTGAGTCCCACTTATTAGAACCGGTATGGTGCTCACGCAAGATTACTCCGCGTGATGCCAAGTGGCGACGCAGTTCTTCATCTTGAGTAAGAAAAGCCTGAAAGGCGTTCTTCTCTACTATCCACTCAGAGGGACCGTAGATAGAAGTCCAGTCAATTATAAGGTTTTTAATTTGCGCCGGAGATGGGCGAGTGATCTTGAAAGCATCAACAATATAGCGTTTGTGAGTGCTGCGATCAACTGCGTAACAAACCACAGCGGTATCACCAACAATAGCAGGGTCCATACCGCAAATAAAGCTAAACCCGTTAAGGTCGCGTGGATGACCAGGATTGCCGGCAATTAATTTACCTGCCTTACGCATACCGTCAATGGAACCGCGTACGGTGACAGGATCAAAGATTGCATTATCTGAAACATCTTGTTGTTGATACACCAAAGCCCAGGTCTGTGCATCCATTGCTTGGCGCTCTGCAGATAGGTGCTTACCGTTCCATCTAGGATAGAGTCCGTCTTCATCTTGATCTGTTTCAACCTGTCCTTCAAAGGGTTGGTCGGACTTGGGCCAAAGTGTTACCCACTTTTCCTTATCCTCGTTTGTTTCCAAAAGGGCCGGCATAGCAAGATATGTCCAAGGAACTTGCCCACCTGGGTATCTATCTTCTTGGCGTAGCTCGCGGTATAGATCTACAGATGTTACACGTGTTCCGATAATAATAAGTTTGCCCGTAGGGTTAAGACGGGAGCGTACGTCCTGTGTTAACCAGCGGATCTGCTTTTCAAACTCGTTAGCGTTCTTTAATGTGACCGCGTCATCTACAATAATCATATCGGCACGCTTGCCGTAGATCTGACCGCCGATACCGACGGCCTCAATATTTGGGTCCTTCTCAGATGACTCACGGAGTTCATCACCAAAGGTGACACGGGTTGCAGTCCAGGTTGCAGACTTAGAGTTAAAGCCGACTCCGGCGGCGTAGGCTGCTTGAAGGTCAGCATACATTGGGTGTGTCAATCTTTGCTTGATAGCGTAGAGGAAATCTGCTGCAAGCTGCTGAGTCTGAGAAACTATCAAAACTCTAAAGTTGGGGTTTTGCACAACCTTCCACGTTACATAGTCCACAGTTACCGTAATGGACTTGGCGTGGTTGGGCGGGATGTTAATCAGGATTCTGTTCTGATTCATCCCTGGTTCAAACTTCATAGAAGGGTGCAGCCAGGATGGCTCGCGTCCTTCGATTACATCAACCAGATTTTGCTGGTGTGGAAAAGTTCGCTGATGCAGGTAGTTGTTTCTAAAAGAGGCAAAGTCTAGGTCGTGAACGTCGGGGGAAGCAAAGGCTTTATCTTTAAGACCAAGGCGAGTTCTATCTACCTTGTCTGTGAAGATCTTATCTGTGCGACGGTAATACTCATACGTCTTTAAACTTTTGCCGGCTTGGCCGCACGCGGCCTCAATGGTCATACCTTCAGCTACGCATCCTAGGATAATACGTTTTGCGATGTCGGCTGAGTTATCTGCCATTGGATCTCCTTTACAGGTAGCGCCGAAGGCGTAGAAAAAATTTTTAGAAAATGGGCCGGAATGTCAATTCTTTTGTTACCTGTCTTGGTTGATTTTTACCCACCAGGGTAAAGATATACCTGTCCCATTGTATCAGAAAAAGGACAGAACTATCCCTCTTAAAACTATACAGTCTCGGGCTTGCGCCCGAACGAGCACCAAGCGAGTGAGGGGTAGTACTAGGCTCGGCCTAGGGGGCCTCGCAGTAGGGTAATTCGGGGCTTCTGGAAAGCTTAAGCCCCTACTATACTTAAGGCAGGAAATTTAACGGATTTCTCGTTTTAGAGATGTGATGTGTATCACAGTAAGTATAAGTGCTGGTCAGAGCCTACTTTCACTTTAGCAAATATTTCTTTTGGGGGAGTATATATACACACGCGCTGTTTTTTATTCACACGGGGTAGTGGTTTTTTACGGGGCTATTGTGACCCCCCACCCCCCTATTGGTGGCAATTGCTAGGCGTTACGGGCTAGAAAAGGTAGAGGGGCTGTCTAACCTTTCGGCAGACTGTAAACAATAACCCCTAACCTTACGGCACTAGATTTAAACAATAGGCGCACAACAACAGGGCAGACATAGGCAGACATCACCGGGCCTAATCACTAACCCTTAGCCCTATCGGTCCGGATCTAGGCCTAATCGCATAAGGGTTTAGAGTTAGACATAATCGCCCTAAATGTCCATAGCTGCGGATCGCGACACGGTGGAATAATAGTTACTAAATGGCCTTGCACTATAGGGCATAGTCATTTATAGTTAGCCCTATCGGATAACCTACCTAATAGATCCGGTGGATAGAGAGATAGTAAAATGAAAGAAACTATGCAAGATACCTGGCAGAAATTTCAACAAGAATTACAAGAAATGAGTAAGTATGGAGACTGTAAATTATGCGGTGAGATCATAGAGAGTGGCTTATCAATAGAGCCTTTTGGTAATTGTTGTGATAAGTGTGTTAATGAGATTAATAATAGTAGTGATACTCATTGCGATGACTGTGATAATAGTACCGATACGCCTTGCACTAATTGCCTATGGGATGAGAGTGTTAAGTAATGAATAAACGCCTAACCCCTAGCGAGATTATAGAGAATAACATCAAAATCTATGCAGAAAATAACATCAAAAATCTAGATGATCTAAATGCCTACACGCTAAAAATACGCCTAGAGAATAAGGAGAATAAGTAATGACTACAGTAAAAGTTCAACCTACGTGCCAGGATCGCATCAAGGATAGCCTTAAGTCACTTAATGATGACCTAACCGTGATGATGGATAACCCTAATCACGATGATTATTTTGATGACCCGGCCCTATCTATAGATCACTTTCAACTCACTAGCGTATGTCTATCCTATGGCGGGCCTAGTTCGTATTTAGAGATCAAGCACGCCGGTAGTGAGATCATAAGCGTCACTTATCGGTTTAGTGATTGGTTCGATACCGCTACGGTCCCGGTTTTAGAGTGTGAACCGGCCTATGACTATGCAAGATCTATTGTAGAGGGCCTAGACTTATGAGAGATCTAAACAAGCGCGGGCACTTAGTGGCCGGGATACTTATCGGCCTAGCCTTAGCCGGCCTAATCTGGTTTAGCGGGCACGTATGGTACGTGCCAGATACCGGCTACTGTATCGGTTCAATGAGTGAGTGCTATAAGTAAGGTTTACCTTAGGTAGGTGACTATCCTCTCTCTAGTCTACAGATTAGGGAGAGGGTAGCCGGTACCTAACCGGATAACTAATAGAGATAGAGGGCTAATTAATGGACACAATAGAGCAGACTAAAACGCTAACCGATAGCGTGAGCGTGCAAGGGCTAACCTTGCTAGAGCTTTTAGAGGGATCAAGCACGCACGCGGATAAAGGTAAGAGCGCACTACACGCGCTTAATAGCGTGCAGCTAGAGAGTAAGGGAGAGGGAGAGTTAGTGGCACGTGCTACCGATAGATTTAGATTAATAGAGGGCAAGGTAGAGGGAGAGGGTACGCTATCGCCTAGCCTTATCGCGCTAGATGATGTAAAGCGCATAGTGGATCTAGTTAAGGGTAATAAGTTAGCACGCGTAAGCCTAAACCGTATCGGTGACCTACTTACAGTAAGCGCCGGCGGTAGTTCACTTACGCTTAATCTTATGAGTGCTAACTATCCGGCTACGTTTAATGATCTACTAAACAAGAGTGAGAGAGAGTGCCTAGGTGAAATCTCATTTAACCCGGCCTATTTCGCAGATTACGGTAAAATTGCCGGCAAGGGTAACGCGGTACGCGTAGAGTTTACCGGTGAGCGTAAGCCTATAATCGTACACCTACCGGCTACTAAGGTAGAGTGGCGGGCCTTGCTTATGCCTATGCGTGTAATCTAAGTTAGTGGCGTAGTATCTTATTCTATCCTAATACGGTAGAGTAAGGTACTATCTTACTAAGGTAGTGAGATAGAGAGAGAGGGCGAGAGTATGACTATAGAGAGAGTGCAACATAGTGGCGCGATAATTGTATCGGCCTTAGTGTATCAATCGGGCCTAAGGTGGCTTGAATCATCTACTTACTACGGTTACAGCGTAAAAGACGCTAAGCGTAGTTTTAGAGAGAGCTGCAAGCGATTAAATTATGAGATAGAGAGAGGGTAAGTAGATGACTAAGAGTGATCTAAACACTTTACTAAGTGTAAGAGCGGGAGAATTACACTATAGCTATGAAAGATTTAGTAATGGCTCTACTGAGTATTTAGTAGGCCCCTACGATAGACACGCAGACATAGAGGGGCCACTTATGCGCTATCAATTTACAAAAGAGGGAGAGGGCAAGTAATGGAATACGAGTGTGATAAGTGTGGACACGGTGATTACCTTGTATTAGTTATGAGTGTGGGTGACATAGTGTGCGAGGGTTGCGGTGAGTGGCAATGCGCTGAGCTAAATAGTGCGTGGGAGAGAGTGGGCTAATGGTTAAAATGGATACGTGGGATGAGATGACGTGCCCTATCTGTGACACGTGGTTTTACCCGGAAAAGAATCAGCGCAGGCTGTGTCAAGTATGCAACGAGAAAGAGATAGAGGGAGAGGGCAATGGAAACTAAAGAGAAATCAGTATGGACTCAACGCTATCGTGAGGACAAGCGCGAGAGCTTTCAAGTACGCCTATCTATGGAGCATAAGAACGCTATTCATAGAGAGGCAAAGGCACGTGGCATAACTGCTAATGAACTAATCAGACAGTACGCAGAGTATCTAATAGAGGAGGAGAGCAAGTGAACAGAGAATACTTAAAGGCTAAGGTTGATCTATGCCTCACTCAGGCAGAGGTAGACATACAGCAACAAGAGATAGCAAGGGCTATCAAAAACTTAGAGAGGGCTAACCTAGCCTTGACTCGTATCTTTAATTTAGATGAGGAGGAGGGCGATGAGTAACGTCTATACCATACACCCACCAAAGTCTGATCTGATTTTATTCTATGAAGTGGTAGAGCCGGACGGTGGCAATACGTGGGGAGGGGCTAGCTGCATAGAGGCTATTCAATGGCTACAACTGGCACCTAAAGGCTCACGCTTACTGATAAGTGCCTGGGATTCTGATGAGGAAGATGCCCACCTAGTGGGGCAGAGCATAGATGTAACTGATCTCATCAACGAGGCAAAGAGGGTGGGACTATGAGCTACTGGATAGGAATAGGGTTAGTATTACTGGTAGTCTATGTACTTATTGTGTGGGAGGACAAGATCAATGGAGAAAGAGAGTAAGCAAGTAAGCGGAAGCCAATCAGTTCACTACCGTAATTACCGCAGAGCTAGAGATAAGGCGTTAGTGCGCCTTGCTCACCTATACCCAGATACATACAAGCAACTGCTTGATGAGCAAAGGAAGTTTGATGAGCAAGAAGGCAAGAATTGGTTTATTGATAGTAATAGTAGGCTTACTGTTAACGTTCGTACGAGAGCAAACGGTACACCTACCATTGCCAAAGGCTCCGGTGGAGCAGAGAACGAAGGCAACAATGGAGGAGAAGCGTGAGAATAGAGCACTTATCATTAGTTACTCACGAGCACTCGGTTACAACAAGCGTGAGAGGAAATGTCTTATCACCTTATGGACCCGTGAGAGCAGGCTTGACCACTTCGCCGACAACCCCAAGTCAACAGCTTTCGGAATTGCTCAACTCCTTAGAGAGCGTAGTCGAGAGCCTGAACTACAAATCCTTCACGGTCTACGATACCTTGAACACCGCTATTCAGGGAGTGCGTGCCGTGCTCTCAGACATAGCGACAGACGAAACTGGTACTGATGCTGACCGGAGTTAGTTTATTCGCAGGCGTTGGTGGCTTTGACTTAGCTATGCAACGACAAGGAGTAAAGGTTGTAGCTAGCGTAGAGATAGATAAGAAGTGTAATGAGGTATTGGCACGTCAGTTTCCTGACGCTACACAATTTACAGATGTAACAACAGTTAAGGGAAAGGATCTAATCAATGCAGGATTTACACCAAGCACAGGAATTATTACAGGAGGATTTCCCTGCCAAGACCTCTCAGTCGCTGGCAAAAGGGCTGGTCTTGCTGGCGAAAGAAGCGGGTTATTCTGGGAGATTGCAAG